AGGCATTGCCTGCGGCGGTGAAGATGGCGCGCTTTACCTACGACGTGAAGGGATCCGGGAAATGCCTGTTCCGCGAGCGAGCGATCCGCCGCGAATCATTCCACGCCGGCCGAGTCTGGCATCACGACGTCCACGAAAACCTTCTGATTCTCGATGGCGACAAGCACCTCGACCTCGAAGGCGTGGTTTGGGTCCACGCACCGAAGGAGGTCAAGCGCGAGAACCGCCGGCGGAATCTTCGCATCCTTGCCAACTCGGTCCGCGAGTGCGCGACGCAGTACTTTTACATTCACCAAGAGCACTATTGCAACCAAGCTCGCGAGACGGCGCTCGAGTTTGGAAAGCTCGCGTTGCAGTTCCCGAACTTGCAACCGGCGTTTCGCTACGAGGCGCTCATCAACTGCGCTCGGCTGACGAACTCAAGTCGCGAGGCAAAGTCGCTGCTGCTAGAAGCGCACGGCGTTTTCCCGTGGTGCCGCGAGGCGTTGGTCGGTCTCGTGCTCCACGCTTTCGAGCGCAAGGAGTACGCGATGGCGGTCTGGTGGGCGTCGAAGATCATGGACCTGCGCGAGCCGTTGCCCGAGAAGCGGCCGTGGACGCACGAGGCGAAGTGGTACGGATGGGCAGGCTACGACGTCGCCGCTCGCGCTTACCGCGCCGAGGGAAACAAGGCGATGGCGGCGGTCTTGCAGGCGCAATTCCACGCGGGGATGACGCCTAGGATCTCGCTCCTGCACGCGACGCGAGGACGGTCCTCGATGGCAGTTGCAACGCGGGACGCATGGCTGAACGCCGCGAGCGATCCGACGCGCATCGAGCATATCTTTGCGGTGGACTCTGACGATCTCGTCTCGGTCGAGATGGCAAAGCAGTTCGTGTCGGTTGTCTCGCCGGCAAAGTCATGCGTCGCGGCTTGGAATCTCGCGGCGGCGAAGGCGCAAGGCGACATCCTCGTGCAGCTGTCGGACGACTGGATCCCGTGCATGGGTTGGGACGAGGGAATCCTGCAAGCCGCGGCGGGTCGCGATCCGCGCACCGAGCAATTCGTCATCGCGCCGAACGATGGAAGCCGCAAGGACGACCTGCTTTGCATGGCGATTCTATCGCGGGCGCGCTACGAGAAGCAGGGCCACCTCTTCTTCGAGGGTTACGAGTCGGTATTTTCCGACAACGAGTTCACGCATCGGGCGCACAAGGATGGAGTCGTGATCGACGCACGCGAGCGCCTGCGCTTCGAGCACCGGCACCCGGTCTTCGGCAAGGCAAAGATGGACGAGACTTACGCGCACAACAACACGCCCGAGCGATACAAAGCCGGCGAGGCGCTGTTCAAGGAGCGGAACCCATGACCTTCGACGGCTATGCAAAGGACGAGCGCACGGGCGCGCTCTACTCCATCGACCGCACGATCCGGGCGAAGTACGACCATGCCTACGTCGCGAGGTACGAAAAGTACCCGCAGCGTGAGCTTTCGCAGATCCGCGTTGCGTTGGCGCTGTCCTATGCTGGCAACATCTCGAGCGTCTGCGACGTCGGCTTCGGCACGGGATCTTTCCTCGAGGAACTGCACCGAGTTCGTCCGCACGCCTATCTCGCCGGGTATGACGTCTCGCCCTACAAGCCGCCGCAGATCATCGACATTCGCGAAGATTGGAACCGGCAGAACTGGGAGCTCGTAACCTTCTTCGATTCGCTTGAGCACTTCGATTTCCTTCCGTTCCGGCGCGGCTGGCAACCCGAGACGGTCATGGTCTCGGTGCCTTGGTTTCATCCGTATTTCGGGCCGGCATGGTTTGCTGAGTGGAAGCACCGTAGGCCGGGCGAACATCTTTGGCACTTCACGCCGGAGACTCTCGCGAAGACCTTTGAGGATGTCGGCTACTATCCGGTTTACGTTGGGAACCCGGAAGACGACGTGCGGGTCGGGAACGGCAAGCACCCGAACATCCTGACGATGATTTTTCAGCGGTGAAAATCTGCATCGCATACAGTCAGCGACTCGGGGACATCGTGCGGATTCTGCCGATTGCGCGGCACATTGCCGGTCAAGGTCACGAGGTTTTCATCGAGTGCCTGCCGCAGTACGTCGGCATTTTCGGCGCGGTCTCCTACGTCAAGCCGAGCCTGCCGGCGCAACGCGAGTTCCAGAACTACGACCGGATTTACGAGCTCGAGATCTGGCCGAACCGTTACGACGACTTCCGACGCAGCGGGAAGACTTGGGGCGAGTACGTCTTCGGCATCTATCCCGAGTTCGCCGGCGTGCATCGCAAACCGGAGTTCGACTTGATCGAGGAGAACGGCCGGCTCGAGGACTACGGCTTGACCTCAGATGTCTGCATCTTCGCGCCGTTCGGTTACTCGCAGATGCGGCACTTCCGGTTCTCGGATCTGCTCAAGGAGTGCAGGCGGTTGGCGTCCCGGCGCATCGTCATTCTGGCCGACGCAGCGCAGGCAACGCGGTTGATCGAGGTCGGCGTCGATCCGTCCGACATCCTGCGCGCACGGTCGCAAGCCGACCTCCCGCGGATCCTGCGAGATGCGGCCGAGGTCTTTGCGATCAACTCGGCGCCGTGCGTGATTGCCGGCGCTGTCCGCGAATCGTTTTGGCACGTTCCCTCCGGGTGCGCGCAAGACGATCACTTCACGCCGGCATCGCGAGTTGTGACAATCGCCGCCTAGGTATGGCAACTGTCAGAGACTTCGACCCGGCGATGTTGGCTTACGATTACGCCGGCATCCTAGAGCAAGCCGGCATCACGTTCTCCTATCTTGGATCGACGGTGACTGGAGTCTGGGCGGCGTCGCGCAATATGTTCGCCGACTTCGAGGACCAGCGCCGGGACGACGTTCGGTTCACGGTCTTCTTCACGACTTCGCAGGTGAGCGGAACGCCGGCGCAGACGCAGACATGCGTGCGGGCGGGAGTGACTTACTTCGTCGAGCAAGTGCGGTTCGACGCTGAGGGAACCGGCTGCGAGATGGACGTAACCAAGGTGATATGATCGCGGTCACGCTGAACTCGGCGAAGCTCGACTACGCGTTGCAGCGACTTGCGAGCGCGGCTCGCGTTGATCTTGGAAAGGTCATCAAGCAGGAGGGCGGGAACGTGGCAAAGTCGATCATGATGATTCTCCCTCCGACGCCATCGCCCGGTACGACGAAACCTCGCGGATCTGGTCTTTCTCTAAAGGCGAAGCAGCAAGGCGAGAACGCCATCAAGTCTGACTTGTTCGGAGGCCGGCGTCGCAGCGGTGCGCGGTATTCCGCAATCGGTCTTTTCCAGAGGATCGGCGGGTCAACGCTTCAGCCGCCAAAGCGTGCGCGAACCGAGACGGCGGCGGTTCGTCTTGGCTGGGAAAGGTCAAAGACAATCCGCATTTACTTCAAGTTCTGGCGACCGAACGCATCCGATGGAGAGTTGAACAACTTTCATCTGCGCTTCCGCAACAAGTACGGACGCATCCCGTTCGTTTCACAAAGTACGATCGGGCGCTGGAAAGTGCAGGATCAGATGTGGATCTCGGACGGAACGGCTGATCGCTACCTCAAGGGCGTGCAGTCTCGGGTCGGATACGCAAAGGCCGGTTTCGCTGCCGCGGCGCTCGCCTGTGGGATGCGTTTGCCGGCATGGGTGCGGAGACACTCGCAGCGAGCGGGAATCGCCAGCGTGAACTTCGGCGCAAATCCCTACGTCACCGGCACGGCGACCAACATCAAGGTGCCAAACCCGAGTCGCTACGTTGATTCCGGTCTAAAGTTCCGCGAAAAGATCACGCTCAAGAAGGTTGACGCCATACTTGCGAATCGCGCCGTGAATCTCGGTTTCGCCAAGGTGGACGGAGCCGGCCGCGTGCAGGAGAATATGCCAGCATGAGCACAAGAACCGACATCCGAAACGCCATCGCAACCGCGCTCACGACGCAGGCCGTCGTGGTCACGGCGAACATTCTCAAGGGTCGCAACAACACGCTCGCGTCGGTCTCGTTTCCGTCGTGCGCGGTGTATGCCGTCCACGAGGACATCGAGGTCCGCACGCTCGCGCCGGCGAATCGCGATCAGTACCGCGTGCTGCAAGTGGTCGTGGAGTACTTCACGGCGCAGACTTCGACAACGCTCATCGACGACCTCTTCGACACGGGCTCGGCCGCGGTCGAGGCGGCGGTTTTGTCAGATGTCACACTCGGCGGCGTTTGCCGCGACACCCATTTGACGAGCGTGGATTATGTGATCGAGCCCGACGAGAACCTGCGCTGGGGCGTCGCCCGTCATAATTTCAACTGCATCTACTTAACCACCGACTAACATGGCAAACCATCTCGGCCGCGAAGGCGTATTCAAGATCTCATCTACCACCGTCGGAGAAATCCGAAACTACGCGCTCGCGCAATCCTCCGACGTCGTCGAGGACTCCGTAATTGGCGACGTATTTCGCACGCGCCGCGCCACGATGAAAACGTGGAGCGTCAACGGCGATCTCTACTGGGACGAGACCGACGCGGGTCAGATCGCGCT